TAGCAGACCATATAGCACGATCAGCAATAATTTCACGTTCCATATCCATAGTATTTTCTAGGCAGTTCATGTATTGATATAAGTCTTCATAACCCTTATCAATTATTTTCTGGATTACGTTTTTACAAAATCCATCAACCCAATCTACCTTTTCTTGCTTGGTCATTCCCTCACATTCTTTATCTACGATATTCTTCAAAGACATATAAACGGAATCAGTATCACCATAAACGACAACCTTTTCGTTACCATTAAATTTTGTTAGCTTATCATCAAGAATTTTCATGATCCACTTTAATGCAAGTTGACCAGATGCTGTAATAGATTCAGCAAGGCGAATATCAAACCAATCAGAGTTTGATGATCCCAACATACCATAACAACTATTCAATAAAATCTTGAAAGAGTATTGAAACATATGGTGCTTAGACTTTTTATTCTCTAATCGCTCAACTTCAGCAGGGTCTGGATTATCTGTTGCCAGTAGTGCCGTTAGTTCTAAATCGGCCTCTTTCTTTAATGCTTGTTCTTTTCTTCTTCTACCGAATAAGTCTCCCATTAATTGAGATAAGAATGATCTATTATCATTCGAGTAATAAAAGCCATTTGCAGACATGCATATATCATTATCTTTCAATAGTGATAAGTTGTATTCTTTATTGACCAACTTTTCGGCATCAACATTGGCATAGTTATCATGTAATGCTTCTGGTAACCATTGTTTCAATACCCAAATTATATTGGATAATTGTTAATGGATATAGGGAAGCCAAATCAAACGCCACTACCCAATTATACATGGCAGGTTTCGGCTCCATGACATATGCGCCCATGTACTTCTCACTTTTTGTATTTTTAGTAAATTTAATTTTTGGCAGTTGCTTCTTTTCATAAAGATAGCCATAAATCAAACTTTCCCATGTTGCAATAGGAGAAAAAACACTTTCATAATTTACTTTTGCATAATAAGCAATCGTAAATGCCAATTCCAATAATTTCTTTTTAGCATCAATCCTACTCACAAGCTTAACGTCTTGTACGTTATATTTAATAAACTTTGGATAATCTTCACGATATAACTTCATCAAACTACCAACTTCACTGTAGTCTAATTTCTTCTCTCCCAATTCAACATACGCAATAGTATCCAACTTATAATTCTCACGGGGTTCAGGTTCAAATTTCTTATACAATTTTAGATAATCTAAGTTAGATACTCCCCATATTTTTACTATATGAAAAGTTTTATCGTATAGACCACGCTTTTCTCTTTCATCAACAATCCCCCATGGTGACAACTGTTTGGCCTTTTCTTGTCCCAATAGGCGTTTAATTCTATGGAACAAATAAGGCATATCAAAACCTTCGGTATTCCATCCAGTTACAACATGAGGGCAATTATTCTTCCAAAAACTTAGAAAATGGGCTAGCAATTCAACTTCGGTGTTGAATGCCTTATAGTATTCCCCCTCTGGTGCCTCATATACCTCACCATTAGGAGGCAAACCCCATGTAAATATTCTGTTACCATATTCAACTGTAATCCCGTTCACGGGGAATCTAGCTTCTTCTGGTTTTGGGAAACCTTCTGTCGCGTCAACCTCGATATCCAAATTAAATATCTGTATCTTATCTATATCAAATTCGATTGCGCCTTTATAGTTTTGTAACATGAATTGTGTTATCAAATTCTTTGAGCCAAATATTGGCGCATCAGACCTACCACGATAATCTTTTAGAACATCTCGAAAATCCCTACAGTTATCGAATACCTTTGGCATTAGATGTGTGGGGTTTTCTAGACTAACCGTACCAGTTGGATTTTGACTTGGAAAAAACACTTCAGGCATAAAACCATAATGTTTATGATTACCCGTATCATCACGAATGAAAAAGCCATCGCCGCGATTTTCAATATTAAAATACAACAAATTTCTCCTATATAAATACTTATATGATACACAAAAAATAACAAATATTATCAATGGTATATTAAATTATGCCATTCTCGGCAAAAGCTATGCCGCAAAAAGGGCGGAAAATACTTTGAATCCCACCACATAACTCCACGGTCAATGGGTGGCTCAAATAAAAACATTAACTTAGTCTTACTTACTGCTCGTGAGCACTTTATAGCTCATCTACTATTAACTAAATTTACAGTAGGTAAAGATTATTATCGAATGTTAAAGGCCTTAACATTTATGTTGAATAGGCAATCTAAGCCTTATTCAAAATTATACGAAAATATTAGGCAAAAGTATTCCATATCCATGTCTGGTGAAAATAATCCTATAAAGAATGTAATATATCACGAAAATGTTTAGTATATTTATGCACTCAAGAAATAATAATTAATAATGCCATGTATGCACAGAATAAATACTTTAACACATTAGATAAATTCAGAGTAGTTGGTGAAACTAGTACTAATTTAGGGTTTTCTATTCTCCTAAAATAGAATCGCTTGGAACAAAAAATTCTTCGTCAACATTTAAGCCTATCGAATACCCTGTAAATGGGCTGCTAGTTTAGGTTCACCCATATCTAAAACATTATGGGGTAAATCATTACCTTCAGGATAATGACTGTAGTATCTCATTAACATTTGTAAATTACATAAGCAATGCGCCCAGTGCGGGAATCCACTTTCATCATCCAAATATTCTGACTGATGGTTCATTAAGATATAATGGCGGGCGAAACAGGCTATTGGTACTGACCATGCCATACCCTTTGCCCAATTCCATGCAGCATATTTTTCTTTTCCGTATTCCCAGACCCTAATAACAGCATCCATATAAAATTCTTCAGAATTTTGGGCCATTGCATAATTACACATGAATTGATAACTATCGAAAAGGTCTTGTTCAATTCCATGTTTTTGAAATTTGGAAAGAAGACGCACTGATGCTTGTAAGCATTCTTCAGGGGTATAATGTAACTTTTCATCTACTAATAAGCCCTCCAAGAACATAAGAGAATAATCAGGTTTTCCTGTATTAAATCTTGCTCCCGTACCCCTTTTATTACTACTAATGTCTCCTACAGACATATTCACCTCTATTATAAATATGATTATGAGTGTAAATGTAAGCCCTTTAATAATTCTTCCCGCTACTGGCGGCAAGAAAGCAGCTAGACAGAATGATACTGTCTATGCGTATTACTATGGCTACATTGTGCAGGGATCACCTACAGTTTATATAGGTGATGCTCCAAATCTTGAAATTTTAAATCCTTTTGCTAGTATTACAGAAGGGGATACAATGCCCCCCTTTGAAGTTGTAGTTTACGATAAAGGATTTATTGTCGCTAATGAAATGGCCTAATCGTCAAAGTACTTAGAGTAGGCATCTATATCAACATCATCATCAGCTTCTGTTAACGTAGAAATTGCTTCTGGTGTTGGCTCTGATAATTCAACAATGCAGATGGAGCAGAAAATTTACTATTTTCATATGATGTTTGTGCGCGTTTTCCACTACCTGTCTTATGGATACGTAGGTTAAAATCCGCGCCGTTCCAAAAATCAAACGCCTGAATAGCCATATCTTCTTCGAACTTTGGACATGCAGCATCAAGAATCATATTTCTCAAATAGTTACCAAACTTAAATAAGAAAACCTTACCTTCATTACTAGGATTTGCAGGGTCTTTAATTACCAAGATATTAGCAACGTGGTGATGTTTTTTAGTTCGAGCTTTGATATTATCTGCTACAAGATCACGGTCATGGTTTGCAGCTTTCCAGTAAGTACTATTACTTTCACAAACTGGACATTTACCATCATCTAAAGTAGTTCGGCATTTATCTATGAACCATTGACCGGGCTTGCCTTCAAAGTAATGATCATAATAAGTCTGAAAAAAAGTAACACCATCAATACTTGGTAGAAAACGAATAACCGTAGATGCATTTCCAGCGTCATCACGTTCTGGATACCACATACGTTCGTCTTGTTTCTTTTCGTAGGTTTTCTTAGGGGATAGTTTTTGCTGTAGTTCAGCAGGTGATATTGCATTCTTACGAAATGCATTTAAGTTTGCTCTTGCCATTTTTTTCTCCTGTGCTCTCTGACACTTTTTATTATTATTTGGCTATTGTATTATCTATTATTTGCTTTATTTCAAAATGATTCATAACTAAAAAAGTTTTGTACTTATTAATTTTCGTTGCATATTTCTTGAAAATACTATCTGTACAAAGGTCTTTATTTCTTTCTATAAACTTAAAGAAAATATCAAAAATAGTTAAGGTTTCCATATTTATCTTACCACGAATAAACATTTGTAAAATAATTGGTAAAGCACCATCCTTCGAAATGCACAGCTCTTTTAGGGATAATCCCATATTCCCCAAGGTTACCAAATCACTGTAGAAATATTTTGATAACTTGCTGTTAACCTTAACCCAGTTATTATAACACTCAAATGATTTTTCTTCAAGCATATTATACGAAGAAAAATCATCTTTCTTAGTAAAATTAGCAATGAAAAAATCTTTTACCGCTTGGTGAGTTTTTAGACGCAATGAAAGTTTATAGAATAATCCCCTATCGCGGCGCTCTAAAAAAGATTGATGGTTGGCATTAACCTTGCCGTTGTATTTATTATAGTTATAAGACTTGGCTGTAAAATGCCTACTGACTGCTAGGTACTCTATATATGCGTCGAATGCTTCCATTAAATTATATCATCATGCTCATTAATAACATGATATTCATCTTCTAACTGTCGTTTAAAGGTTGCACTTAGAAGAGATGCGGCCTTATCACTATCAATTCCAAATCTTGTCGATACAGTTAAAATTGCTTCTAGCAGGCTATTAGGATATTCAGTATCTAAACAATTTTGAATAGCCTGATTAAAGGGATTAAACTGTTCGGGTGTCATGTACTGCCCCTCTAATATTAACTGACCTCTCACCAAAAAAATTATTATAATCAATTGGAGGAAATGTAACTTCATATAGATAGAAATCACCTACAGGTGGATAAACTTCTTCTAATGCTTACATCACTAATTACTTTAAACGGTACCACTACATTTGTAGTAATAGTTTCAACTGACACAGATTTTCGCGGGGTAACTAAAAATACAGGTGATGGAGCTATTAAGATAGGCTTCGCGAAACTTTTCTGAAGTTGATTATTTAACCAGTAATTATTTACTACATTTGATAATATATCAACTGTAGTATATTCAGACTCTAAAAAATCTTTTAATTTTGCTGTCATTTATATTTCCTTTTCTCTATCATTCTGACGATAAAGCCAACTATTATCAATTCGATAAAGCATATTTTATGTTTACAGTTCTTGTTGTGACACATTTCCTAAACTCCTAGAATATTCATAATATTTCTTTACCTTTTTCATCTTCGCCTGAATCATATCTTCATCTGGGTAAAAATTTAAATTCGTTTTAGCGTTAAGCATGTTTACAATCGCCCACAAATCATTCAATTCCTCAAATAATCTTTCAGCATTAGATTTACCTATTGGTTGATATATTTCCTCTAAGCCAAATTGTTGGGATTTCAATGCTTGTTGAGCCACTTCATTGCACTCTTCTGCTAATTTGGTCAGGAGGAATTGTATATTATCCATTTAAATACCCCAATTTATGCTCCTTAAAGGCCCGTACAGCCGAAGGGGCAATGTTCTCTAACTCTTCTAGTATGGCTTCAGCATATACACGAATTTCATTAGCAGTAGCAAACATTTTAGTATATGTACCTACTGGTAAAACTGTTCTCGCTAACTCTCGTGGACAACCCTTATCAATCAAACTATTATATAATGCAAAAGATGATTCGTTTGAACTTCGCATACATTCTTGCATAACTTCTGCCATTGGATGCACTTCATCTGTTCGCATTTGTTTGTTATCTTTTGACTGCGTAGTAATCTGTGAGGCTTCTGGAATATAATATTCCTCTGGAAGCTGTGCATATCTTGCACTAATCTCGTTATATGATTGCGTTCGGTGCCTATGCCATTGACGCACTACAAATATTGGCGCCTTTATTTGAAACGTTGCAACAACAGATTCGAATGGTGTATTATGATCATTTTTCATTAGGTAGTTTATTAAACGCTCATCGGTACTTTTACCTTTACCGTCATAACTCACTCGTGCACTTCTAACTACACTTAAGTCATTACCTAACGAATCTACTAAAATTAACTCACCGTGATCTAAAATTTTGTGTACTTTATTCATTGATTTTTATTATCGGTACCTAGCAATTGCCTTTCTATTTTTAAAAAGTATTGTATAACTTCTAATTCATGTTCATCTAATGGTAAAATTTGCGGGTAGGTGTCTATCATTTCGAAAAATCTTACCATCTCTAACTCTACCATTCCATATTTCTTAATCCTTGAATGAAAGAATATAAGTTTATTATTTATTCTTATCTCATAGGAATCCATTCCTAATCTATTTAACGTATCCCCTTGTACGATATCACCTTCATTATATTGTATTATTGTACAATTGCCATTTTCACATATTTCTCTTAATAAAAAGCTGAAAATTTGGTGGACTTGGTTCAATAATATTTTCGCATTTATATCACCTATATCATTGTCCATTAGGACGCCTCTTCAAATTGTTCAAGATTTTTCATAAAATATTTCAAATAATCAGGGTCCTTCTCCAAATATAAATTCATTAAACAGCCCATTGGTAAATCTGATTCCTGTGATTTGATAGCATAAAATTTACGTTCTAAATCTTTATTATCAGCATAGAAATTTTCACATCTGGATACTGTATTATTAATTATATCCTTAATATTTTCAGATTTAGTAATCAACAATTCATAAAACGCTGGGTCTGCTTCAAGGTCTTTACATTTCAATAAATCGTCAATATTACCAGAATAAATTATAGCCAATAATTTCTTAGTACTGTTTATATCATTTTTCGCTCTATGAGCATCCAAATAACGATTCGTTTTAAGCTTAAAACGATGTTGATGACAATCTGATACCATAACATAACCCTCATGAAGAGTTTCATTATCGTCATATACCATGTCAACCCAATCATCTATGATTCCAGAATGGACTCTTCCAATATGTTCAGATTCGCCAGCATATTCGCCAGTTTCATTTGTAATTATATTCAATGCCATTAATTTTTCTTCGGCATATGGAACAACGATTAAATTATCTGGTGAAACGTATTCGAAGTTTAAAGTAATATCACCGAGATACTCTGAAGGTGGAACTTCTGCATCTGACATCATTTCACGAAACACTCGCGTTGCGGCTATTGCTTGGCTAGACTCCAAAGAAAATTTACTTTTTAAATAGTACTGACCATTAGAATGTAAGTATGTTGAAACTAAAGAACCGTCATGCTTTACAGCCTGATTCCAATACTCGGTTTCAGGCAAGTCTGTTAAATTATTATACCATTCATGATAATTAAAAAATTTTTCCATTGGGCGAGAGGCCACTTTACCAGTTCGCAAATTAAACATGGTTCCACGACACCAACGTAAAGCATCATGCTCCATAAAGTCACGAAATGACGCTAGACGATAATTAAATATTCTATAAGAATCACCACCTTCGGGATGAGTGAAATCTTTATAATAAAACGTGTCCTTATCCTGTTGGTCTACCAACTCGGTTAGGAAATCTAATTCTAAAAACATATCGGTTACTCATTGTAAAATTTAGTTACCTGTTCCATGGTATTAGCATAAACAGACGAATTTACCAAAGTTGAATAATTGTAAAGAAAGGTTGTTGCCTGTTCTTCACCCTTCATATATGCCTCTAATGAATCGTAATTAGATAAACACTGCTCTGATGTCAAATAAAAATTTAAGTAGTGTATGTGGTATCTAACTTCATCATCATCATAGACAATTTCAAAAAATGTCTTACCCAATTTCATAGCACAATACTCGCTTAAGTTTAGGGTCTGCCATCTCATAAAGTTTACTGGTTACTTCAATAAAAATATATGAATACGTGGATACAAAAGCTTCTTTGCCAAATAAAGAGGTAAAAGGAACTGCTATATCACGTCCTTTATCATAAAGGAAATTAAATATATTTGGATATTGTATCCTAGCCAGTGTTGAATAGTCAAGAAGTTTATGGTTATATTTGGTAATTTCTAATTCAGTTTCCTTTAACACCTTGCCCAAATAATGTAACGATAATATTGCTGCATATTCACTTACGTTATTCTCTTGCTCCAAAAGTTTATTAAAATTTTCATCTACTACATCATAAAATGATGCGGAAATTAAATTTCTAATACCTTCACCAAAATCGGGAAAATTATTTTTAAGGTTATAAAAATCCCTAAAATGAGAATTTTCAATCTGGTAAATTTCATCGGTTCCATCAAATAAAATAAGTATACCCTGATCTGCCAGAACGTTAGCTTTATCCAATGCAGTAGTTGGATTGATTAATAATTCTACTGGTATTTGAATATGTAATTCATTATCGAAATCAGTTTTTATCGTGTCATCAAAATCTTGATAATACATAAAATATAGACCTGTTGGCCTTTCGAAAGAAAAGTACTCTACCTCTTCATGATTATACATAAAGTGATAATATCCTGCTTCTTCGAATTTACCAAGATTGGCTTTTAACTTCTCTATAGCTGGTAGAAGCATAGACTTTTGATGATTTATTGTAAAATTATCAAGGTCTATACCATGTTCATCATAAAAAAAGAATTTTCCATTAGGCGTTTTATGTAACGTTAATGGAGTATAATCTAATTTAAGAATGCATGTATGCGGTCTATTGAAAAAGTCTTTATTTAAGTTTTCTTCATCACATAAATTCTTCATTCTATCTATTACCAAACTCGTATTGCGGCGTCAATGTCCAATTATTCTTATCCCTGTAAGGGACAACTTTAATAAATGTATCTTCAGTTTGCTCTACTTTACTTATATTTACAATATCTGCTAGTCCCCATTGTTGGACTAACTTTGCTACCTTATTTTGTATTTCTAAATCTTCAACATCAAAACAGTGTGATGTATTACCATCTAATGCCAATAAACCTTTAAAATGAATAATATAATAGCGCCCGCGTTTATGTAAAATATGACACACTTGCAACAATTCTTTATTTTTATTCGTATGGCCTATTCTAGTTAGAGTTTCTACTATCTTTAAAAAATCATCCCTTTGCTTTAATGTTACTTCAACTGCATCGTCTAACGACCATGATACCGTAGGAGTATTATTTCCTATCATGTTTAACCAAACCTTTATTGTCTCTTATTGTTTTTGTTTGTTCTAGAAAGTGTTTGGGAAATTCACCAAACTCATTATAAATTATATCTCTGTATAATTTAGCTTCCCTATTAGAAAGTTTAAACAAAAACTTAAGAGCCTCAATTTCTTGATTGGCTTCAGCCTTATGAGTTTTAATATATCTTCGCTTCTTTCTAATAGCGTTCATTAAGTATTTATACTGATGAACTTTCGGCATATTAGGTCTCTGATTCATTTCAGATACAAAGAAAATACAATCTCTAGAAAAACTCAAAATTCTATTGATTATATACGGTTGATAGGCCTTCTCATAATCAGGATCGTCAATCAAGCATTTTTTATGTTCGTTAATATCATTTAAGAAATCAAACAAATGAGGTGCTTTATTTTCTGATAATTGTAATTTTAAATTCTCTTCTAGTAAGAAGACATTAACTTCATTCAAATTATCAGAAAGGTTTAAATCTTCTGGCCTTACTTCAAGCTTAGAATCCTCATCGCGTACACATTTAATTTTATTTTTTGATTTCTTAACTAACTTAAACGGCATGTAAGCTTATAATGTTGTGCGGGAGTACATAATATTTCGGTTCGTCACCTTCCGTTAAACAGGGAAGTAAATCAACGGTTGCCCAAAAACCTTCTTGTACAGTTGTTGCGTCAAAATCAGAAAACGGTACGTCAATATTGAATGTCATTGGTAATACATCATCATCGACAACCACTTTATATTTTATTTCTAAATTCATAATAATATTGTAAACCTATCTTTCATTTTAATTATCGTTTCGGAGGGAACATTATGTACCGAATCATTACCATGGCGATTCTCTACAACTAACGTAGTTACTCCTGCATTATACTTTTCAGCTAATTGTAAATAAGGCTTCAGTTCTTTCTGGGTAGTAAAAGTATTATGTACTACAACAGTGACCGTATTATACTCTCGTAAATAATTTTCTGTTGTTGATTTACATTGACCATGAGCCGCACCTAATAGATTTGCATCAAACCTATACTCACCATATTCATCGTAAAAGAAATCATCAGCTGATACTGGGTACGTATATGGTAAATGTGCTAGGGTGTTTGCGAACGTAGTCTTCCCAGAACCGGGAAGACCGCGAACCAAAATTAAATTTTTATCTTTATTCATCTATAAAATTACATGTTGCAATTATCGTAGAAAAAAGAGCAGCTAAATGTATCTCATCTAACGCAACAGTTTCATACCTTACCGCATAATCCGAAAGATATTCACTAAAAGCCATCTGGTCTTTACCAAATACTAATTTAGATTCATTCTTTGATAATACTGCAAGTATATTATAAAACCCTAACGTATAATTTTCAGCTGTCCAATTCCGTAACTTAGTCCATTCCTTATTTCTCAATAAAGAAAGCATCTCAGAGTAATCATCTTCGTTCTCTTCAACTTTCTGTATTTTACCAAGCTTTGATAACTTTTGCAATAGAGCTATTATCGCCCTGAATTCGGGGTAGTTGATGGATATAATTTTCGCCAAGGCAATTTTATCATATTCCACCCCCTCGGCACTCAAGATAAATTCTGCTCGCTTCATCATCTGTACCATCAAATCCTTTTTATCATTTGGATTGAAGTCGAAGTTTATTGGCGCTAATCTACTTTGTATTGGTCTTTGTATTTTATTCAGCTGATTGCAAGTAAAAATAAATGTGCAATTTGAAGAATACTTTTCTATAAATCCCTTGAAAGCGTTTTGAGCTTGATGCGTAATACCATCTGCTTCATCAATAATCACACATTTTCTATCACCGTCAATACTCTCAGTTGATGCATGACTTTGTATTTTACCGCGCAGGGCATCGATGCCATTTTCATCAGAACCATTTACTTCTATGTAATCATATCCCAATGCTTCACAAAGTATTCTTGCGACTGTGGTTTTACCAACGCCGGGGCACCTAGAATATAATAATAAATCTGGTATCTTTCCATCTTCCAAAAACTGTTCAAACATAGCCCTAAAATGTTTAGGCAAGATACAATCATCTAACGTCCGTGGCCTATATATTTGAGGCCATACAATTTCATCTAGACTCTTCATTAATCTGGAGTCGTTGAATAGGTTTTTGTAGCAACAACCATAAAATCAAAATCTGGCTTACTCAAAGAAATAGTAGTCTTTGAAGAGGAAATTTTCATAGTATAGTCTCCAGCCTGAATTGCCCCCATTAAGTTGCATGGAAAAGCATAATCAAAGTTGGGAATCGTATCATCTTCTTTGATTGGAATTGAGAATGTATTACCGTTCTCATTTTCAGGATCGTGACACAAAAACTGTAAGCTTCCATTTTCACATTTTACTGATACAAACGGAGCGTTAACGCCGCGCATTGCCTTCAACATATGCTGGAATAGTGTTGCTGAAATGTCAACCTCTGCTATAGGGTCTTGGAAAAACATATCTTCATATTCTCTCCAACTATACTTAGGCTTAGAATCTAACAATTCTGTAGGACTCATCAGAAAGCGAGATTTACTAGAACCATCCTTAAATACGAAGTGATGTTCTTTGAAATCAATATCTAATTCTTCGCGATCAAATAATGAAATTAAATTTTGGAATTGTTTAGTGTCAGAAATGCCTGCACTATTGGGGAT